CAAGGGACGCAACATCGTCTACTGTCTTCGACACCTTTTTTACAAGGGCAACAGCAGACGATATGGCAGATAAGGCTGTGATCGGGTCGATCATTTCAGCAACTCAAAAGCAACCCCAAAAACAATACCCGGCAGTGCGGTAGCTACGGCATCCCAAATATCAGGTTGCCCCTCTTTGCGATACCACTGCTGAAACTCGTAGAACACGCCAAAAACGATCCCGCCAATTGCGACAGCCCAACCTATTGGCAGGAAGTGGATTGCAGCCAAAACGGCTGCTGAACCCACGCCCATGACCAAATGCTGAAGCTTGTCCTTCGGAATCATTTTGTGATCCAAACAGCAGCAAAGATAGTCCCGGCCATTGACACGAGCATGATGCCAGCCGTCTTCATCATGATGGCCTCAATGCGCTTGAGTCGAGCGTTAATTTGCTCGTACCTGATCGCACAAACTTCTTCATGCGTAGATAGCCGTGCGTCAGTCGCGTCAATAGTGCTCATAATTAATCCGTCAATCCTGCTGGCTCTTCAGTGGCGTCCAAGGATTTCTTGAGCATAGCCAAGAAGGCGTCCTTGCCTACCCTGAGTTGATCAAACTGAAATTGGCAAGATGCGATCTTCCTGTCCAAGTCCATGCAGTGCTCAAGCATAATCTTTTGCTCCTGCGTAAATTCGTCCAAGCTGTACTCTTTGCCGTCAATGTTAGCGATCTGGGGTTCTTTGTTATTGCCCATTTCGTTACTCCTTTATGCGCCACCATCAAGGGCTGGTGGCTTGCCCATAATCATGCAACCCAAGGCAGGCCTTGAGACACGGGCGGATTCTTCTGCATGGCGATGTTCTGTGCCAGTGCGGCTTCAGTGGCGTCCTTATCGACCCCAGAGGCCCAGCACCAATCCAGCACCTCTTGCTGCGTGACTTGAGCATAGGGAATCGTGGGGGTGCCCGGTGCCCAAGAACAAGTGCTGTAGATGCTGGCAGTGTAGTCACCATCGACTGCGGTGGCAGTCCAATGGGCGGTCGTGATAAAACCGTCTGCGGTGATGTAGTCTGTCTGGGTGATTGTCCAAGTGGTGGTCATGATTTACGCTCCTTTAGATTCAAGTTGTGCGACACGGGCACGGAGGGATTGCAGTTCTGCAACGATGTTGGCAATGAACTCAGCAGAGCCGTATTCCATTGCCTGCATGACTGGATTGCCTTCGGCATCCACTGCGTCTTTAGCGCCAACTACGCTGCCAGGGCTTATCTCTTGCACTTCGTGCGCGATAAAGCCGACGCCCTTGCCGCCGCCATCTTTCCAGTCCCATGTCTTGGGCTGAAGCGCATCGATGAATGCGCCGCTGCCGGTCAGGGGCTGGGCGTTGTCTTTGAGTCGGTAGTCGGATGAGGTGTTATAGGCGGTTGCTGTAGTCGAAACAGTAATCGAACCCACGGTGGCACCACTTCCTCCAGCCGAGGTATAGAAACGAATTCTGTTGCCAGTAGAACCAGCAAGCTCAAAGTTGTAATCTATGTTGGATGTATTCCAAACACGGCCATCCGCGCCGATTTGTACTCCATTACTGCTGAACGAAAAACTCGTCGTCCCCACCAGCAAATTCCCCCCGCTGGTGATACGGGCGCGTTCGGAACCGTTGGTCAAAAAGTTAATGTAGCGAGTGCTTGCAGCAGAAATTTCAAGATTTGTACTTGCGGCATACACATAACCGGCGCTTGAGTTGCTATTACCAAAAGCAAGAACCGCATCCGTTCCATTGATGGTTACGTTGCCTCGCCCAGATGCAGAAGTCAGTGCTGATGTAGTCCCCACCAGCAAATTCCCACTCGCATCCAGCGTCATTGCTTGGGTGAAGGTGATGGTGTTGCCTGCGGTGCCGCCTGCGGCAATAGACCAAGAATGCGTGCTACCGGCATTTGGGCCATCCATCGTGTAACGTGTTGCGCCGATGGACGAAGCACCATATTTCCAGTTAGTGCCATCAAACCATGCATTGTGGGTCAAATGCGTAGTTGTGTTTCCTGCTGGATTGGTGGACAAGGCTCCACCATAAACATACCCAATTTGAAGCGCCCTTAATGAGCTTCCCCACGCACTCGGCGTCACCCCCAGGCCGAGGTTGCCGGAGGAGTCGAGGCGCATACGTTCTGCGCCGTTTGTCTCAAAGGTTAAATTTGTAGCTGCGCCTTTTGCGGCGACATTAAAAATACCACTGTATGCTTGCAAGCGAGCCGTTTCTGTGCCGTTTACAAGGATGTTGTAGATGCCGCCGTTTGTGGCATTGTTGACGGATACAGTTGTGTACCCAGAAAAAGAAGAAGGAGAACTCGTCCCAACCCCCAAATTCGTCCCATCAAACGTCAGCGCAGACCCAGTGGTCAGGACTTTGCTGCCGTTGAGGTAGGCCACACCATTTGCGGTTCCTCCGGAGAGAGTTACGTTGCCAGAGGCGGTGATGTCAGTCAGTCCAGACAATGCGCCTGCATCGCTCAGGATACCAACGGAGTTCTGAATCAGTTTGCCAGTGGTGGTGTCAAAACGCGCCAAAGCATTGTCTGTAGCCGATGCTGGGCCAACAACATCACCAGATGCACCTGCGGCAGAAGCCAACAACGTCACCACACCGGAACTGTTCTTGAAATACAGTTTTCCATCCGCGTAGTTAAGCGCAAGTTCAGCACCCGATGCGCTGCTGGTCAGATTCGCAGCCGATGGCACGTTGGACGCAGTGCCAGATGCGTAAATGAGCAGGGGCGTGTATCCAGTCTGGGCCATGATTTACCTCACTTTTGATTGGGTATTAGAAATGATTTCAGCCTTTTTTTCAACCGCAAACAGGTCATCCAATGCCTGCAAAACGGTCTCTGGCTCAACAAATTTATTGGGGTCATGTTCTACGAACTCCCACCATAAAAATTGATTCTCGTGCAGACAGTCCCTGCTCTTGAGAAGGTTCACGTTCTCAGGGTGCCCATAAATCAACGGATCAGACACCGACCAAAGAACAATTCCCTTTTTTCCCTCATCCCAGCCCAGGTGCTGAAAAAAACTGTCGCACGCAATCCATGTGTCACACTGCCTGATCAACTCACGCAACTGCTGGACGGATAAGTCCATCCTGAAGTCAGACACAAGTTGCCCCTCTCCAGTGATTCCGACTTGAATAATCTCATCATCAATCATGGGGATCAACTGCTCCCAGAACGGGTAGTTCTTGGGATTTTGCTTTCCACTCATGAGAGCCTTGGAGTACGGAGAAATCAAGATCATGCGTACATCCTCCTGTACGCCCCCTCAAGATTTCCCCTCCACTTCCACTGATCCATCTTGCCGTATACGTTAAACATGTCAATGCTGCCAAACAGCGCCTGCGCCTCTGCAATCGACCGGCAGGGCACTATCTCTGGATAGCAACCAAAGATGACTGGATTTTCGATTTCAGGCAGAACATGAGTGAACACAATGTGATCGCCCATGCCGCAGTTGAGCACGACAATCGTCTTGTCGCGATGAGCCAGGAAATTTTGGAAGATCTCCTCATCTTGCTCGTACAGTTTTTGGTTCGTCTCACTGCGGATACCACCCTGCGGATTTTTCAAATGCCATGTCACAGCATCAGGCACCACCAGAACCTTGTATCCTTTCTGAAACAGGCCGTATGTGAACAATGTCTCTTCCCTGTGCGCCACTCGAGATAAGCCTGTGTTGTAGTCATACACACCGGCACGATACAAAAACGTGCAATGCAAATGCTCTACCTCTTGCACCAGCTTGATATAAGACCACTGGATGTTCGGCTCGGAATTGATCATGTCAATCCGTCCGGTTGCCTCAATTGGCTTGGGATCAAATGGTTTGGTCAGAACAGATCCACCAATAGCGCCGACATCGTCTGCAATGTGCTTGCAAAGATTCTCCAACACGTTCGGCTCGGGGATCGCATCATCATCTATCCGCCAAACCCAATCAAAACCCATTCGGTTTGCGATCTGATGGTTGTGATGCTGGCCTTTCTTTGCCGCAAAGAGCCACTCCCAGGCAATGTTCTTCTCTTGCAAAATCTCAAAGAAGTGCGAATAAATCAATTCTGATCGCACATCCTGCGGCTCGTCGTTGTCGTCAAAGATGACGAGCTTATCAACAGGCCGTGTCTGCATGATGATGGCCTGTAGAGCCAGTGGCAACGTACTGTTATACCGCCCCCTGGTGGAAATTGAACAAAGAATTTTAGTCATTTGTCCACCGGCAAATCATCAAGTTCAAACGGTTTGTGTCGCTGATAGGGTGAGCTACCGGCGAAATCTCTCCGGCCTCGTTGATGTAGTTGAACTCAAAACCGGGGAAGTGGCTCTCCTTGAGCCCATGCAGCTTGTGGTGCGGCCCCCAGAAACCAACAGGCTCATTCATAGGCACAGTGATCATCAATCGCTTACAGTGCTTTTTTAGGCGCTCTACAACCTCAAGACCGTTGTCGATGTGCTCAATGACCTCAAACGCAACAATCGAATCGTACTGCTCAAGCGGGAACTGATTGATGTCTGAATTGAAAAACTTGGTGTGCTCACCCCAGCCCTGCTCTTTTGCTACTTCGACAATGATCGGGTCATAGTCCACACCCGTGTAATCAATGTCTTTTGAAAAGAACTGTGTACCGTAGCCGTTTGAGCAGCCAATCTCCAAAACTTTCTTGCCGACCAAGTTGTCATTGGCCCATTTGTACCGAGTGATTTCGCGGGGAAATACATTATCTCCCTTCAGGAAAACTGCCCTCTCCCAGTAGTTGGACAGTCGCCACCGATACCACTCAAAGTTGTACTTTTTGGCAAGCCTGAGACTGTTCCGCAAAAAGATGTCGTCCCATCCTTTGACCAAGTCAGGGTCGTGCATCGTGCCCTCGCCCTTATGGTAGATCGGGAACCACCCTGTGTATTGCGTACCATCCCACGTTTTAGAGAGCGCCTCCTGCACCTCAAAACCGGCCTTCTCTGCCTCAATACAGAACTCGGTGTCCTCACCACCACCAACCCCGTATTCCTCGTTCAAAAGACCAATGGTGTCAAAGACTTTGCGGTCAACCATCACACAGAAAAAGACTGCGAAATCACGCCCCGCTGGCTCCGACGGCCCCTTGATCACACACGATATGCCGCATTTCGGGTTTTCCTGGAAAGGCTTTTCAAACAACTCCAACCAGCAAGTCTTTGGTTGCTCTAAAAGCAATGTGTCATTGTTCAATAAAACAATGCGCTGCCCGGTCGCAACCTTGATGCCCTCGTTGGTGGCCTTTGCATAACCAAGCGGCTTGTCATCCCAGATAACTTTGAAGTGACTGGAAAACCCAATTGCATCAAACTGATTCTTGAGAGATTGCAAGTACCAAAATGTATTGTCAGTGCATCCGTTGGCAGAGATGACCAATTCTACGTCGGTCAAGTCTGTCCACTTAAAAATGGAGTCAATGCACGGCTTGAGGTACTTGTCGCAGTTGTTGTACGTCGGTATGACGATGCTATATTTCATTAGAAAGCGCCTCCTGAAACGCCGCCCGTTATGGCGTTTGTCGTTCCATTGTAGGTCAAGCCGCTATTGACAAACACAGATTGACTGCCCGTTGTTCCTGTAACAAAAGTTAAATAAGCGGTGGTTGCGGTGCTGGTGGAAACAGTGACCGTTGTGGGAGGTGCTCCAGAAAATCCGCTCCACCCAGAGGTGCCGCTAAACCCAGAAAGACCAGAGCCAGAAAAACCAGAAATGCCCGAAAAACCAGAAATGCCAGAGAAGCCGCTTATCCCTGAGAAACCAGAAACACCTGATCCGCTAAATCCAGACCTCCCCGAGAAACCGCTTATCCCTGAGAAACCGCTAAATCCGGAAACGCCTGAGCCACTAAAACCTGAGATTCCGCTTCCTGAAAAGCCACTAATGCCGCTCCCTGAAAAGCCCGATATACCTGACGCACCCGAGAACCCAGATATGCCAGAGAACCCACTAAATCCAGAAATACCTGAGCCGCTAAATCCGGATGTGCCAGAGAAGCCAGATACGCCAGAGAAGCCAGAAATACCTGACCCGGAAAAACCAGACCGGCCAGAAAAACCGGAGATGCCAGAGAAGCCGCTTATCCCTGATCCAGAAAAACCGGATAGCCCTGAGAACCCGGAGATCCCAGATGCACCTGAAAAACCAGATATTCCAGAGCCTGAGAATCCAGAGATACCAGAAAAGCCGGAAATGCCGGAAAAACCGCTTATCCCTGATCCAGAGAATCCACTGATTCCTGAAAATCCACTAAACCCAGAAATTCCAGAAAACCCAGAAATCCCTGAAAAGCCCGAAATGCCAGAGAAGCCAGAAAATCCACTGATCCCTGAACCAGAAAAACCGGATCGCCCTGAAAACCCCGAAAAACCGGAGATGCCAGAAAAACCAGAAATTCCTGAGAACCCGGAAATCCCAGATGCACCCGAAAAACCAGATATGCCAGAACCGCTAAAGCCAGATCTGCCTGAGAAACCAGAAGTGCCCGAGAATCCCGAAATGCCCGAGAAGCCAGATCTTCCAGAAAAACCAGAGATTCCGCTGAATCCAGAGGTGCCCGAAAAGCCACTTACTCCTGAACCCGAAAACCCAGAAATTCCTGAAAAACCAGATATTCCAGAAAATCCTGAAAAACCAGAAATGCCGGATCCTGAAAAACCACTTATCCCGCTACCAGAAAAGCCAGAAGTTCCAGAAAAGCCACTAGTGCCTGAAAAGCCAGAAGCTCCAGAAAGCCCAGAAGCTCCAGAAAAACCAGAAACCCCGCTAAAACCAGAAGCGCCTGAGAAACCACTAAGACCCAAAGCGCCCGAAAAGCCGCTTATCCCGCTTCCTGAAAAGCCAGACTGTCCTGAAGAGCCAGAAAATCCTGAAAATCCCGATACGCCAGAAAAGCCTGAAACGCCAGAAAAACCAGAGACTCCTGAAAAACCAGACGCCCCCGAGAAGCCTGAGGTTCCAGCACCAGAAAATCCAGAAAGACCAGAAAAACCAGACAGCCCGGAAAAGCCAGAAATTCCGCTAAATCCAGAGAAACCAGATTCTCCAGAAAAGCCACTTGTTCCAGCACCAGAAAATCCGCTGAAACCGCTTATCCCCGATCCCGAAAAGCCTGATAAACCAGAAAATCCTGATTGACCAGAAAATCCTGATTGACCACTGTATCCAGAAAGACCCAATCCCGAAAAACCAGAATATCCAGAAAATCCAGAAATACCAGAGGCACCAAGGGCGTTAGACCATTGCCCGCTGGCGTAGCCTTCATATTGATTCGTATCTGTATTGAAACGAATTTGCCCATCACTACCAGCAGGACGTTCCGCTGTGGTCCCTTTCGGCAGTGTAACCGCCTCGGTTCCCGGCAAAATTGGATTGAGTGCGAAACTGATCGTTGGGTTGCCACCAGCGCCATTGCCATTGGCCACACTAATTTGGCTCGCGGTGCCAGCGATTAACACTCCGCCCGCAGTTGATCCATTTTGAAAGGCCAGCAGCCCAGTCCCACCAACCTGTGCAATGGCCGATATTAGGCCGTCCAAGGCCACCGTGGGATTGCCAGATACACCAGACCCGTTGGTGATCGCCAGTCCGGTGCCAGAAACCGCGATAGAGCGATTTGTGACCGTGGATGCACCCGTCTTGACAATCACGCCGTTGGAGGCCGCCTCGAGGCTTCCAGAGGCCCCGTTGAGGGCCACCTGAAGGGTTGACTGCGCCCCGCCATCAACAAGGCCAATTCCTGTCCCACCGGCCAAGGCTCGACTGTTGTTGAGCGTCGGCTCTTGATTGAGCGTGATGAAGGTCTGGGTCTGCACCGGAGAACCGGCTAATGCTGACGCTGTTGTTTTGACCGTGACGCCTTGCTGCACAAGAGGCACGAGCTCCTGTCCAGTAAGAGGCTGCGCATTAGGCAGCTGCGTAATTTGAATGTTGGCCATTACTTACTGCGGTGGGGGCATGGTAATAATACCATCAACGTTGCCATCATTTTCAGGAGTTTGCGCATTTTGCTCCGTAGAAATGACGTAGCCTCCATACGGGCCTGTAACCAGCTGACTTGGATTGATTGCAATGTCTGCGTCTGGGCGTGGAAAGCGTAATGAGATTTTTTCAGGCTGACGTGCAGGCTGTCTGTATGGATCACGCTGGTCGCGGCAGCCTTGGTCGCATACACGCAATCCGGGAAAGTTAGGGTCAGGCTCCAACTGGGTGTACGCACGCTTCATTTTGCAGCGATCGCAAACTGCAATGCTTAAGACTGTATTCCCAAGTGTGTTTAGTGTACGAGGCATGCTTACCTCGTGTAATACGAGATATTAGGCGCAAAGTAGATAGGCGACTTATCCCGCTCTTCCTGCTCTGCTTGTAGCCAATACTTTTCAGCTTGCTGCTCGCAATACATGATGCGATCTGCGGCCACAGTAGGTAGTTCCATAGACATCTGATGCGCAAGCATGTTCTGAATGGCCAGATACCATCGCTGGGGGATTTCCAGCTCGCCTGATAGATCACCTACATCCTGTATGTGCCGATGTCTCCAGACCACGAGTTGTGGCGAGTACGTGCCAGGCGTAGGCCACAAATACATTGATGGCTGCGGAATCGTGCGATCAAACCAGTATTGTAGAGGCCAATTGTTAGTAAAGTTTTTGTTAGGCAGGTTGGTGTAATCATCGCGATTCATGCGCGCCAAAGGAATCTCCGTTGCGTTTGAACCAAAAACCGTTTGATACACACCCATATTGGCGCCAGCAGTTTGCAAAATGCGCCAATACCGCGTATTTGCAGATGGGGCAAGGTCGTAGTACAACCACGTGCCTGCTTCCCACGTTACAGCACCAGGACTATAAATTGTGTCCCAAGTAGTACCATCTTCAGATGCTTGAATTGAAATGGTTACTGACCCTGAAATAGCAGGAAGAATGCCAACAGTACCAACGTAGACTTGATTGTTCAAGCCCATGTCAATGCCAATGTATCCAGTGTTAGTGGTTAGCTGGCAAATGTTTGTGTACTGCCCATCAAATGCGTTGGCTGTAACACCAGATGAGCTTGATGGGTTGGTGGTATTTGCCTGAACAGTGCGATAGTTGGCGTTCAATACATCCACGGTGCCTACAGGCAAGTAGTAGATGTATTTTTCTGGAATAAGGCCTATGACCGTTTTTTCAATGCACCAGTATTGAATGCCTCTATTTGCCAAGTTTGATAGCAAGTAGTAGAGACTTTCTTTTGCTGATTGCACCTGCTCGCTGGTAAGCTCTTCTGCAAGTTTACCGGCGCGACGCGCGCCATGGTCAATCAGCGTTTGCACTGATATGACTGTCTGACCTACCGTGCCACTTGTTGACATACTATTACCACCCTGGGCAGTTCCAACGCTTTAAGCTTGCAGCTTTACGTGTCAAGTTGCCCTTTTCGTCATGCTTTGGACCGGGCATGCCTGACATGCGTGCGCAAAAGCTTTTCTTTCTTGCTGCGTCAGCTTTGGTTTTTGGGTTAGGCGCAGGAGCTTTTAGATTTGCGCCTGTTGCGCGGTTAAACTTTTGTCGGCCTTTTTCCGTCAGGCCCGCGCCTTGGCTTGTAGGTAGCTTTTCACCACGGGAGACAGAAAGCCTGGGGTCGCCCCCATCTTTCATCTTTTTAGCACTACGTTGCACCGAGTAGGCAATCGCAGCTGCTTGCTTAGGCGGCTTACCCGCCCTGATTTCAGTGGCAATGTTCTTTGAAAAAGCCTCTTTAGACTTGGACTTAACCAGCGGCATCATGCCACCTGCATCATGGTTGCGATGATCGACGGGATGGCCGGATAAGCCGGTGAAACGCTAGCCGGCAAGTGCTCAATGGTCACGGCCAGGGCAGTGGGAATCCAGACAATTTCCACATAATCATTGGCGCTCAAGTTCAGCAAAAACGCCAAAGAGGCGACCTGATAACCAAAAATGCTGGCACTCTTTCGCGCCGGCACAGTGTACTGAGTCGCTGAGTTTGCAAGATCGACGCCATTGATGCGCAGCCACACGGTGCCATCTTCCTGCGCGTTGCTCGTGTTCTTAAACTGAATGCTGAACTGGAGGTTGTAAACGCCCGTGTTCGGCACGGTGATTTGACTTGCGCTGACAAGCGTGACGCCATCAGCAACGTCAATTGTGTTGAACGTAACCACAGTGCCGGCTGAAATGCTTCCTGTCTGATCCGTGGAGTCGCTAAAGCCGCCGTATGCATTGTCAAATGCACGAAGAGAATTGAGTGTCGACTTGACGTTTGCGCCAGACTGAACCAACGGAATAAGCTCGGCACCCGTCAGGGTGGCCGCGTTTGGCATTGCCGAGATTTTCTGATCAGCCATTACGATTTCTCCAGAATAATCTTGCTGTCGTCTTCCTGAAGCACATAGCCTGGGGAAGCCTCGTCAGCAATGTAGAAGGTCGTCACAGGGGCGGCGCCGTAAAGATCAACAACGCCGTCGTCACCAACATCCTCACCGATGCCAGCCCCTACCGCGTTGACGGCGCTGGTCTGACCAGCGAAGCCGTCCGTGGTGTTGGCCTGATTGGCAACGCCGGTGTAGCCAACGTATGGCATCAGATGCCTGCTTGGATCAGTTCCATCGTCGCAGTGCCGGTGCCAGAGTTGACAAGCAACTTGATGCCGGTGACGGGGAAGGCGTAATTGCCGTCTTGATTTGTGGTCTCGCCAGCAATCGTTGGATGGGAAAACCAAGTCGAGAACCCAACGG